TGAAAGAGACACCTAAATGGATTAAGTTCGAGGCCGAAGACTACGCCAACCGTCTTCACCCGAAGGGTGGAAAATATTTCCATTCGGCTTTCCACGCATTCGAAGCCGGAGCCCGCCTCGTCTTGGAGCGGGTCGAGGGGACGAAAGCGAAGGACCGGATTCCCGACCAAGATTGTGACGATGATCTAGTTTACAACGAGGGGCGTGAGTCCGTTCGAAGGGAAATGATCGCCGACGCCGTGAAGGCGGAGCGAGAGCGGTGCCTATACCTCGCGAATCAGTACGCCGAAGCTTACCACGAGGACTTTTTCACGACGCCCGAAGGGTTCCAGCCAAGGCTTGATGCGAACGCAGGGGCGATCTGTCGGAGAGCAATGAAGCAAGTGATTGAAGCGATCCTCAACCCCAAGGCGGACGAATGAACCCCTCCGACGCGATCAAGCGTTTCATCGAAAAGCGGCGGGCTGTGGAGGGTGCTGCGACGCCGGGGCCTTGGATTGTTGCACACTGTGATTATGCGCCGGGCGGATTTAACGACGATATACTCATCGCAGACGCCCGCAATTCCCTCCCCGCGCTTCTGAAGGCGGTCGAGGAGATGGCGGGGGTACTTTCGAAGTTCGAAAGCTACATACCGAGAGAAGGCGCAGGGGCATTGGAGCAATCGGTAAACGAAGCGTACAAGCTAGAGTCTTCTCGGGCCCTCTCCCGCGCCGCTGAGATCGTGGGAGAGAAGGAATGATTTCGTTCATATTCGGCTTTATCGCGGGGAGTGCTAGCACGCTCGCTCTCCTGAGCTACGCCCGGGACCGCCTCGCCGATCTAGCGAAAGGCCGGAAGTAATGTGGCGGTGGGTACCATTTCCAAATCTGTACTTAGCGAAGAACTGGCGAATCATGCTCCTTTTTGGATGGGGAAGCTGGGGCATTGGATTGATCTCCAAGAAGAAGGTAATCGAATGACCGCCGCATTTATTTTAGGCTTAATCACCGGATCAATCTGCACCGTCGCGTGCATGCGAAGAATGCGCGATGAGATTAGGGCGAAGTGGCATCCTTGACCGCTTACGACGAGCTCATGACCTCGAATGCGGTGGATATGAGGTGGGTTCTCCCGACCTGCCCGATGCACTTAAATCCACATATTTATACCGCGTACTCCGTCCGGGTTCTCGAATCCCAGGGGGAAACGGACGCGGCGGCCGTCTTAAGGATTCGGTACGAAAACACTCTCCTTAAAGAATGCGAAAGTGCGTACGGCCTTATTTCCACGTTCCCGAACGGAGCGACGGCAAGTCACGATGACCTATACGGCGGATCTTTCCTTTCGCCCCGCTTCGCCGGTCGTGCGCTCGACTACCTCGACCGAACGGATGGCGTTTACCGCGAGAGCGAGCCGACTATTTTCCGGTTCTTATTCTTAAAGCCCGCGATGAAGTCTTGGGCGGAAGGGTTTAAGGTCGGCCTCCTTTCGCAGATTCAATTCGCCATTCACTGCATATTTCATCTGCTCACCGCGAAGCCGGGCGAAACGAGCGATCACCTCATGATCTGGCTCGCGATCCCTTCGATGAATCGGTTTCCGATCTCTTCGCTCGCGATCGCGATATGGGCGAATAGGTGGACGGCTCGCGGGATGACCCCCAAGACCGTGTTCACGGCATACTACTTGACCGAGGTCCCCTGGATGGCAAAGTTTGCACAGAAGGACTGGGCCGCATGAATACAAGAACAACGATTTTAATCTCGCTCGGCTTTGTCTTTTCATGGGCCATAGGTGGGTGCTTAGGGATTTTAATCGGGCAGCGCCAGGCTCCCGCGTGCGTAGGGCGGAAATAATGATTCCGAGCAAAGCTCACCTTCAGAAGCCGGACGGCATGACGTTTTGTGGGCTAAACTCGCTCTCGGTCTTAATCGTTCCGCTAAAAGATATGGAGCGCACTAAAACCTGTAAGACCTGTCTCGTTCGCCTCGACGCGATTGCGAAAGAGGAACTAACGCGCAAGAATCATTAAGCGGGGTAATCCTTGATAGTTAGAGAGCAGAATTACTATAGCGATCTCGGACTAAAGGCTTTCGATATCCTAATGGAACTCCCTAAGGCGGGAGAGGAGCGGTATAAACTGCTTACCGGGGCAAGCGCGGGCTTTGATAAAATCGACATAGAGATTCTTAGGCAATCGCTCTTAAAATTATCCGATACGATTCGAGCACTAGGACAATGACGTGCCCGAAATGTGAGGCAGATACGCAAGTCGTTGATTCACGCTACTCGGTAGAGCTAAAGCACACACGCCGTCGCCGCGAGTGCCTTAACTGCGGCGCAAGGTTTTCGACTTACGAGACGATACTGGTTCCGAATAATCATGACCGCGCGCTCGCAGCGATTAAGAACATCATCGATAACGGGTCGTTCGAAGAACCGAAAGAATTGTGAACGAAGGCGATAGAGTAGCGATCATTCGTTATGCGCTCAGACTCGTCCGCGATTACAAGCCGGGTCGCGTAGACCTTCTCGTCGAGTTCGGCGCCGCTTGTTATCAACTCGGGAGGGAAGCGACCCACGCGGACGGCTGCGAAGAGGCGCTCGCGAAGCTAGAGGCGAAAGTGCGGGCGATGGAGCTACGAGAAAAGGAAGACGAGCCAGGAGTTGAGAGCTCCCGGTAAGTAGCCTCGCCCCCGGGAGCGAAGCAGCATCTAGGCTCGGTCCGATAATAATACGACAGACCTAGTCCGGGAACTCTGGTAGCACACGTCTTAAACCCCAAACGTGAACCGACGTTCCGGACTAACCGGGGGCTTTCCCTAGTATTCACGCGTTTTTGCGGGTGCGCAAAATAGGGCGCATAATCGCGCGTATGGCTAAAGGGTTTGCTAGGGTTACGAAAGAACGACTCGACGGTTGGTTTAATCTTTTAAGCGGCGTCGGTGTTCGCGACCGGGACAAGCGCGTAAACAATGACTGGGAGTTAACCCGCCTGTCCGAAGTCGAGGCCGAGACCCTCTACGCAGCCGACGACCTGGCGGCTAAAATTGTAGACCTTCTCCCCGAGGACGCACTCCGCGAATGGATTGAGTTAAAGTTATCGGATCAGGACGCGGAGAGCGCGACTCTCGCTAAGTTAGACTCGCTCCTCGCCCGCACTCGGATCGAGACCGGCTGGAAGTGGGGTCGTCTCTACGGTGGCGCTGGCGTTTACGTTACGATCGACGACGGGCTAGATCCTCAGGAGCCGGTCGATGAGACAAAAATCATGGACGTTAAGTCCCTGACCGTTCTCTCACGCTATGAGCTCGTCCCGTATCAGATTAACTCGAATCTCGATTCACCATACTTCGGCATGCCCGAGATTTATCGCCTCCAAACTTCCCAACCGACCGACTTCGTTGAGCGCTACATTCACCATTCTCGCTTACTTAGGTTCGACGGATCGATGCTTCCGCGCCGGTTACTTATCGAGAACCAGTGGTGGGGGGATTCCGTTTTTTCTCGCACCCTAAACGCGATCCGGAATTATAACTCGGCAAACGACGCGGCCGTGTCGGCGCTACAGGACTTCTCTGTCGGCGTGTTCCAGATCAAGAACCTGGCCGAACTCATTTCCTCGGGAAAAGAAGACATCGTCCGCACTCGGCTTGAGCTCGCGAACTATTCGAAGTCGGTCATTAAATCGATCGTCCTCGATAGCGACGAGCAGTATAGCCAGGTCTCTAAATCCCTAGGCGGTGTTTCGGATCTCCTTAAAGACGCGGGCGCAAGATTAGTCGTCGCATCCGGGATGCCTCACACAAAGATCTTAGGCGAGTCACCGTCTGGCTTAGGCGCGACCGGCGATAGCGAAGAACGCGGCTGGTATGATCACGTTAAGAATCAACAGAAGCTGGTTTTACGTCCGGTCATGGAAAAGCTGATCCGGTACATCCTACTCTCTAAGAACGGCCCGACTAAAGGCGAAGTCCCGGACGCTTACACGTTTGATTTCGTTCCGCTCTGGCAGATGAGCGATAAAGAAAAAGCGGACATGCAGCTCGTCGTCGCTCAGAAGGACCAGATTTATATTCAAAACGGGGTCGTGGACCCTGACGAGATCGCTCACTCTCGCTTCGGAGGGGACAAGTTCTCGCTCGAAACGGATATCGATTTAGATGTTAGACGGAAAATCCCAAGCCCGGCTTCCGAGTCGGGTGTTTCGAAGGCAACGACCGAAGACCCGACGCCTAAAGGATCAACCGAAGATCCTGACCCGGCTCCCGTAAGTACGGCAGAGGAGCAGAACGAGAAGTTCGTACAGACCCCGAAGCCTGGTTACGTTTCGCGCACGGACGCGAAAGCATAGATGAATCCCGCAGTGTCGCTTAAGAACCTTGTTCGGAGAAACGGCGGGCGGCCCGCTAGGCTTCGCAGACCACCGCGCCCGAAATCTTTTAAAGGTTTAGAGCGCCAGTACCTAAGAAAACTACTAGTAATGCTTCGGTTCCTAAAGGCCCGCGTCGACGAAAGACTTGTATCAAAACTCGCACACTACAGTACTCAGGCTCCGAAGTTCTTTCACCGGGCAAAAAATGACGACTTAATGGGCGATCTCTTCGGGGACTTCGAATCGATCCGCGCTTTTTTTTATAAGACGTACACGGACAAAGAACTCGATAACATCGCGAGCGGAATCGGGCTCGAAGTTGCCGGACTGAATAAAGAAAACCTTACTAGCCAGATCGCTAGTGTTCTCGGCGTAGACGTATTCATCGACGACTCGAAGCTAGAGGACCGGATTAGAGCCTTTTCCTTCGATAATGTTAGGCTCATTAAAACGATCCCGGAGCGTTACCTTAACGACGTTCAGTCGAAAGTATTCGACGGTTTTACCGATGGGTTAAGATGGGAAGAGATCGCGGCGGACCTAGAAGAGAGTTACGGAACGTCCGAATGGAACGCGGAACGAATCGCACGCGATCAAGTTAATAAACTTAACGGGCAATTGACCGAAGAGAGACAGACGAACCTTGGAGTTACCGAATACGTGTGGCGAACCTCGCTCGATGATCGGGTCAGAGATTCACACGCGGAAAAAGAGGGAAAGAAGTTCGAATGGGAAGACCCGCCGATGGATACCGGCTCACCCGGCGAAGACATTATGTGCTTTCTACCTGAAACCGAAATTCAGCTTCTAAGCTCTGGTATTTCGGCATTTCGCCGCAAGTACACCGGCCAGGTCGTGTCGATCGGTACGGAATCCTCCCGGATAGTGACTGGAACTCCTAATCATCCTGTACTCACCAAGGCCGGGTGGAAGTTTCTGAAGGACTTGCAGATCGGCGACGAGTTGTTCGAGAGCCAATCCGTTAATGTCGGAAACGCGTCGGGCGCAAAAGTAGAGAACCTTGTAACCACTGCTGAGAAGATGTTCGATCTTTTTTCGGTCGTTGGGACGGCTCAAAGGGTCGCAGGCATCAATGAGCAATTCCACGGCGACGGTTCTACACAAGAGGTCAATACTGTAAGGGCCCACTACGGCTTGGGGATTACACCTGATTCCGTTTCCTTCGATAAAATCCTGAAGCTCTTTCTCGAACTTTCCGACGTAGCATCGGGTGCCCTGTTTGGTCCTGGCAATTTTGAACGCTTCGCTATCGAGGCGCTTACGTCCGGTGGAGGCTCGGTGAGCGGGGGCGACTTGGAGCGCGCGCTGCCTCTTGTTCATACGCGACCACTTAAACTTTTCCGCTTCAGAGTGACCTCTGATTTTAACACCCGCTTCGAGCAGACGATTTCGAATGGTAGTGCGATTGACTCTAAGACGTTTAGCGATGGCGTTCTCGCTCTCTCCGAGCTCGTACGCCGTGGCGACCTCTTTGGGGTCGAGTTGTATTTTATTCCAGGGAACTTGGCCTTTTTGAAATCGGTTCGCGTGAAGAGCCATAAAAATGATGCCTACGAGGGGTTCGTTTATAATTTCGAGACGGAAACTGGTGTCTATCTAGCGAATAACCAACTCGTAAGCAACTGCCGGTGCTGGGCCGAGCCCGTCCTAGATGACATCTTCGATTCGGGCGGCTGATTTGTGAATTTAATTCAATAAGCAGATTATTAAGGAACGATGACGACTAAGAACCTTCGACGGATCGATAGGACGGAGCTACGGAAAGCGGAAAAGACTCAGCAAGGGTTTCTTCGCGCTCCCGCGTTCGCTACCCGTACCGGCGTATTTAAGTACCTCACGGGTGACGGGAAAGTTATCAGCGAGTATCGCCCGGCGGAAGAAGTCTTTAACGCCGCCTCCATGGCGACGCTTGCTAACGTGCCTGTAACGAACCTTCATCCAAAGCCAGGCTTTTTAGATCCTAAGAACGCGAAGGCTTACACCATCGGCTTTACTGGCGATATTGTAGAGCGCGTAGATGAAAAGTTTGTTCAGGTCTATGTAACGGTTTTTGATCAGGGCACCATGGATCAAGCCGAAAACGGAATGCAGGAAGTATCCTGCGGCTATACCTGTGACCACGAAGTTTCGCCTGGGATCTACGAGGGCGAGGCATACGACGTGATTCAACGGAACATCGTCTATAATCATTTGGCGATTGTCCCCCGTGGGCGAGCTGGCCCGGAAGTAAAGCTGCGTCTCGATGCCGACGAGGGCGAAATGATAACGGAAACGGAAAAAACGAAGGAGAGTCCTAAAATGGGAATGATTAAGATCAAAGATAAAGAATACGACGCGAGTCCGGAACTCATGGAGGCTCACGAATCTAATATGAAGGATATGTCAGAGCAGATGGACGCCATGACTAAGCAGCTCGACGCTTTTAAAGCGGCGAAGCCCGCAGAAGGTTCTGCCGAAGAAGAGAAATCCGAATCTCCTGAAGTAGAGAAAAAGGAAAAGGACGCAGCCGATCCGGAGAACAAAGAAACTCTCGAGTCGGTTAAAAAAGAGAAGGACGCCGCGCAAGCGAAAGCCGATTCTCTCGAGTCCGAGATAACGAAACTTCGTTTAAGCCAGAGCGAATTGTACGACGCTAAGAACCTACATGCCGCTGTAACGGCGCGCATGCGCGTTCTCTCCGTAGCTTCCCGGAAACTTCCGAGCGATACGAAGCTCGACGAAATGACCGATATGGACATCAAGAAAGAAATCATCAAGGCCGATAGCCCGGAGAAGAATCTCGCGGGTAAGTCTGATGAATATTTGAACGCTCGCTACGATCATATCGAAGAGAGCCTCGACAAAGTTATTAGCGACCGCCGGGGAATGGGTTCCCAGATCGTTAATACGCGCAAGGACTCGGCGAACGACAAACCTGATTCCGAAGCGGCTCGCCTAAAAATGATGGAAGAATCAAAAAACGCTTACAAGCGTCCTGATTCCAGTCAGAAGAAATAACAAAGAGAAACGAAAGGTATATAATCATGCAAACTTCTTACTCGATTAATCAGGCTGCGGCGCAAGGCGGCGGTCTTTACGATATGGGCCCTAATGATATTGTTTCGGCAGTGGACCCGACCGAAGTCGTTCCTTACGGCGTCGCTCTCTGCCGCGGCGTAGCCGACAGTGAATGTAAGCTTCCTAGCTCGTCCGGCGACGTGGCTAAGATCATCGGCGTTTCCGTTCTTTCCCATACGAACGAACAAGCGCTCGGCACTGGCGTGTCGAACTACCCTATGGGCAAGGACATCCCACTTCTTCGTAAGGGCCGGATGTGGGTCAAGGTCGAAGAATCCGTTACGGCGGGTAGCCCTGTTTTCGTTCGCTTCGCATCGGGCGCTGGCGGATCGCAGCTTGGTGCTTTCCGTACTTCTGCCGATACGGCTAGTGCGGCGCAAGTGATGGGCGCTGTTTTCGCTGGCTCAGCCGCCACCGGTGGTGTCGCGATTGTAGAACTTAACCTCCCAGCTTAATTGCCGGGATTAACTTGAGAGGAAATTAGAAAATGAGCATTGAAAAGAAACATAAACTCGACTCCGGCGAGACGATCTTTTTCGCCCGTGAACTCGAGCAGATCAAGTCCCGTTCTTATGACGTTAAGTATGCCGAGCTGAAGGCCCGTTCCCTTATCCCGGTTTCCTACGACGCCGGTCCTGGGGCTGAGTCGATCACTTACAGCCAATACGACGGCCTCGGCGTCGCGAAGCTGATCTCAAACTACGCTAACGACCTTCCTCGTTCGGACATCAAGGGGCGTCAGTTCACTAGCCCTGTCCGCTCGCTCGGCGCTTCTTACGGGTATAACCTGCAAGAAATCCGCGCTGCGAAGATGGTGGGCAAGCCTCTCGAACAACGTAAGGCGAACCACGCTAAGAAAGCGATCATGCAGCTCGAGAACACCATCGCGTTTTTCGGCGATGCTGATCACGGCCTCGGCGGGTTTCTTTCTAACCCGAACATCACCGTCGTTTCGGTCGCCGCTAACGGCAATCAAAACGGTGCGGTGAACTCGACTCTCTGGGTTAACAAAACCCCGGACCAAATCCTTGCCGATATGAACCAAGTGTCTAACACTCCGTTCAATCTCACCAAGGGCGTCGAGACGGCTGATACCGTTCTCCTCCCACTTGAGCAGTATACGCTCATCAGTTCGACCGCTCGTTCGGCGAACAGCGACACGACGATTCTTGATTACTTCAAGAAAAACAACCCGTTCATCAAGGAAGTCACCTGGCTTAACGAGATGAAGGGCGTCGGCATGAGCGGAACGAACGCGATGCTCGCTTACCGTCGCGACCCGGACGCGCTGACGCTTGAGATCCCGCAAGATTTCGAGCAGCTCCCGGTTCAGGAACGGGGCCTTGAGTTCGAGATTGCCTGTCACTCGCGCATCGGTGGGGTCATTATCTATTACCCACTTTCGATTGCTCGCGGCGACGGAATCTAAAAGCTGAACTTTCCGGGACGCGCCTCCCGGAAGTGAGATAAACGCGGGGTCGTCTGGTTTGCGCCGGACCCCGCGTCGTCTTATTCTCGTGGGCAGTAGTAACAACCCCAAGGAGAAATCAGTTTATGTTAATCGAAAATCGAGCAAAACACGTCTATATTGTAGAAGGCATTACTTTCATGCCTGGAGTTAACTCCGTTCCTAAGCAAGCCTGGGAGCGCATCAACTCCCACCCAGGCATCGACATGCGCATCAAAGAAGGCGTCATGCATATCCACTCGAAGGACGACGTTAAAGACGCCGACTCCGATATGCCTCACCATAGCCTTAAGGAATTCTCCCTATCCGACGCGAAGAAGCTCGTTGAAAATACGAACGACACTTCGCTTCTGAAAGCCTGGAGCGGAGACGAGAAGCGCTCAGCCGTTAAAGCGCACCTCACCACGCAGCTTAAGAAAATCGAAGGCGACGCTTTCGATGGTAAACTGAACTAAAGAACCGAGGGCCTGAGCAATGGTTACACCAGACGTAATAACAGCGATTGCTCCAGAGTTATCAGCGGAGACGCCCGAGACGATCTCGTTATTCATCGGCATGGCTCAGGCCCGCATTTCTCCCGTCGTGTGGGGAACGCTCTATTATCAGGGCATTACGTTCCTCGCCGCACACTTACTTACGATGAAGAATCGTCGTGGCTTATCCGGCTCCCAGACCATGCAGAAGGTCGGGGATATCGAGATTCAGAACTCCGTACTCGCTAAGGGCAATAAAACCGATCTCGCCTTTCTACAGACGAGCTACGGAGTCGAGTACCTCGCGCTCAGGGATTTAGTCGTCGTCGGACCGATGCCGGTATAAGAGAAAGGCTTTTTAAATGATAAAATTAAAGAGCCACACGACCGAGGCGGATCACGGCCAGAAAAACATCTTAGACGAGATTCAGAAACTTAAGGTCAAGCCCTACGTTAAGGTCGGTGTATTAGAGAACGCGGGTCAGCACGATTCGCAGGATCACGCCGACACTACGGTGGCGCTCATTGCGTCGGTTCATGAGTTCGGGTCCGAGAGTCGCGGCATTCCTGAACGATCTTTTATTCGCTCCACGATGAACGAAAAGGAAGGCTTCCTAAACGAGCTCACCAACGGAATGGTTGACGAGCTTTACCGAGGAAATACGACCGTCGAAAAGATGATCGGCGTTTTAGGGCTACAGATTCAACGGCTTATTAAGCTTAAAATTCAGTCCAACATTGCTCCCGCCCTTAAGGACTCCACGGTTAAGAAAAAAGGCTCCGAAAAAGGTAAGTCCACTGCCCTTATCGATACGAGTCAGTTAATTAAATCGATCCAGTACGAAGTGGTTATGGACGGCAAAATATCGGGCGATGACGAGGATATTTCTGTATGATGCCGTTTGCCGAACGCCTTAAAATACTCCGTGATAAGCAAGAATCGAAGTACGTCGCAGGGAACTACGTCCGGGGGCCGCGCCGATTAATTGACTTTATGGGCACGGTCGAGCCTCTTTCGGGCGATGACCTCATGCTTCTATCCGAAGGTGACCGCACCAAAGAATCTATCCGTATCTGGACCGAAACCGAGCTCCGCACGGTAGACGGCAAGCGAGAGGCGGACTACGTGATTTACTGCGGTCGAAAATTCGAGGTCCAGATTGTGAAAAAATGGACTCAGCTTATTCCTCATTATCAGGCCGTCGCGGTTCGTATTAACGACGAGAACGCGGGAGACTAGGGTCATGGAATTTGCGCCGATTAAAGACGCTCTCTATACTTGGTTTAAGAAAACAAGCGGACTCGATTCAGTAATCTGGGCTGACCAGGATGGACCGAGACCGGCCAGACCTTACGCGGTTCTTAGGCTTATAACCGGAGCGGTGAAATTAGGCGGGCAAGACAATTTAAGAGTGAACGAGAGCGGCTTATTTTATCTAAATGGTCCGAGAGAGATTACGGTAAGTATTAACGTCATCGGAAAAACGGCCTTAGATATTTTAACGACCGCTCGAGATTCTCTCGATGACCCGAGCGTTATCGATGACCTCGAGGCGGACGGGATAGCGATCATAGAGGATGGGAGTCCTCAGAACATAACGGAACTGCTCGAAACCGGGTTTGAGGAACGAGCTCAGATGGATCTAAAAATCGGGTTCCAGGCCGAGAGAGATAGTACTGCGGTCGTAGTCACCAAAATCAGTTTAAACGGAAGAGATCTTAGTTAAAAGCGAAGGGAAAAAGTTAGATGCCAAATTTAAGTCAAATCATTCAGGTTTCGATTTCTAGACAAACGAAGGGCGTGAGCCAGGTCGGTTTCGGAATTCCTCTTATCCTCGGATCGTCGAATAAAATGGGCTCAGACCTCATTCGTTCGTACCAGGATATGACGGGCGTCTCGGCTGACTTTGCGGGCACCGATCCCGAGTACCTTTCCGCCGCATCTATTTTCGAGCAGCAACAGTATCCTTCGAAAATTAAAATTGGTTACAAAGCTGTCGCCGTATCCGGACATCCAACCATGGCGGAAGCCCTTAATGCGATTATCGCGATCGACGACGACTGGTACTGTTTGCTTCTGACTTCACGCGTGGACCAGGATATTCTGGACGCCGCCGCGTTCATCGAGTCGAAAGAAAAAATCTTTATCGCCTGTAATGGTGACGCCGCTATCGAAACTTCTTCGACTACCGACGTTCTTTCTCAGCTCAAGGCGCTTAACTACTCGCGTACCGCGTTTCTCTTTAGCGATACTCCTGGTACTTACCCGGAAGCCGGATGGGCCGGGCTTTGCCTTCCATTCGATCCAGGTTCCGAGACTTGGGATATTAAGATGATTCAGGGTTCCGCTGCCGACACCCTGACGTCTACCGAATCTGGTTTTATCAAGGTGAAGAACGGAAACACCTACGAGCCTTATGCGGGCGTATCGATCGTCGGCCAAGGCACGATGGTGGACGGCGAGTTCATCGACGTGATCCGGTTTGCCGACTGGGTGAAGTCCCGGATGCAGGAACGTATTTTCTCGAAGCTCATTAACAATAAGAAGATCCCTTACACCGACACGGGTGCTGCGATCATCGAAAACGAGATTCGCGCTCAGCTTGAAGCGGGCGTTAAGGTCGGCGGGTTCGCAAGCTATACCGTTACGATTCCGAAGGTCGCGGATCAAAATCCGAATGACCGAGCAATTCGTTATATGCCTGGCTTCTCTTTCGTCGGAATCCTAGCGGGAGCCGTGCATAAGATTGCAATCCAAGGCGTTGTTACCATTTAAAGAAAGGAAAATTAGAACATGGCAAAAACATATAATCCTAAAAAAGTCGCGGTCATCGCCGGTGGTTTCGCGATCTCCGGTTACGCAGATGGCGAATTCGTTACCATCACGATGGACGAGGATCAATTCGATCTAAAGGTTGGAACTGACGGAGAGGGCACGCGCGCGAAGTCGAATAACAATTCTGCGACCGTGAAAATCATGCTGATGCAGTCGTCCGATTCAAACACGATTCTCCAATCCTTTTGGAACTCGGACAAGATCAGTGACTCGGGAATCTTCCCGCTCTTGATTAAAGACAACTCTGGCCGCTCGCTCTATGCCGCTGACCAGGCTTGGATCCAAAAACAACCCGAGGCGAAGTTCGGCAAGACTACGGATACGCGCGAGTGGATCATCCGTACCGATTCTCTGATCCCAAACGAAGGCGGGAACTAATCAATGCTTGATACGCGTACAGTTGAGGTCGATGGCGCGACCTTTGAGGTAACCCAATTTAGCGCGACTAAAGGCATGAAGCTTCTTACCCGACTCACCCGGATTCTGGGCGAGCCGATGAGCGTTCTCATGGCAGACGGCGAAGCCGAAATATCGAAGGCGTTACCGGAAGCGGTGAAAGCCCTGATCTCTCGACTCGATGAAGACGAGGTGATCGATACTGTGAAGCAGCTTCTCACCGGGGTCAGGCTCCGGGGTGAGGGTGAGATTCAGTTCGATACGTTCTTCGCCGGTAAGTTTGGGATGCTCTTTAAGCTCCTAAAAGAAATCATTATGGTTCAGTACGGCGATTTTTTAGGCGTCCTCGCCGTAAAAGGCTCAGGTCTGGGCAAGCGTCCGGCGGCGACGATGAAGAAGAAAACCGCTTAAAGTGGCCTGCACATATGGTCTGGCCAGTGTGGCGGGTCATACTCGCTAAGATCGCCACCCTTGAGGAGATCGAACGTTCCTGGAATATAAGCGATCTGATGGATGCGAACGAAGCCTTAGACGTGAAAGAGGATAGCGAACGAATCGAGTCCGAAAAACTAGAGAGGTGATCCTTGGCGGCCGTAAAATCTTTAGTCACTCGGTGGGGTTTTGAAGTCGATTTAAAACCGCTCCAGAAAATGAAGGACTCGCTTGCTGACTTAAAGCACGGCGTTCAGATCCTTGGCATTGAAGCTGCGGCGGCTGCGGCATCCTTATTTATAGTGGCCGAGACGACGGCTAAGGCCGGTAAAGAGGCGTCCTTAAACGCTCAGCGTACCGGTATGAACGTCGAGGCGTTTCAGGAACTATCTTACGCAGCCGAGCGGGGCGGCGTCTCGGCAGAGATGTTTACGCACTCCCTGGCTCACCTTAACCGCTCTTTGTTCGAAGCGAAGATGGGGAATAAGGAAGCGGCTCAGGGATTTGGGATGCTCGGACGCGGAGTGACTGAAGCGATTCGCGCTCACCGTCCGACAAATGAAGTTTTCATGCGCGTAGCTGATGGGCTGTCGAACATTAAGGACGAGGGCACTCGCGGGGCGATTGCCATGAAGTTATTCGGTCGAGCCGGATACATGATGACGCCGATGTTTAAGAACGGCGCCGCAGGGCTCGAGAAGTTCTCCGAAGAGGCCCGCGAGATGGGCCTCGTGATGAGCGAGTCCGAAGTGCAGATGTCGAAGGGCTTCATGCACTCGCTGCATGAGGTTCATGGTCTATTAACCGGGATGAAGCGCACCATAGGTGTCGCGCTGCTTGAGCCGATGACCAAGGTATTCGAATCGTTCTCGACGTGGATTAGATTAAACCGCGCGATCATTCGCCAGAACATCACCGAATTCTTTGAGGGCCTTGCGACGGTACTCGGAAAAGTCATGAAGGTCTCGAGCATCGTCATGCAGCGGATCTCGGGAATGGTTAAACCGCTCGGAGGATTAGGGGCCGCCGCGAAGTACGCGTTTGAGGCTTTAGCTCTTTTCGCAGGTCTTAAAATATTGATGGCTATCGGAAGCCTTGCTCAAACAGGTTTCACTGTTCTAACTGGCGCAGTTAAGGCGTTTCGAATGGAAATGCTCCTCGCCGATGCTACGGCGATGCTTATCCCAATCTCAATCGGTATAGCGGTACTCGCCGTGATCGCGATCATCGAAGACTTAATCGGCTTCTTCCAGGGAAAGGATTCTTTAACGGGTCGACTGCTTGCGATGTTTCAGGAGTCAATGCCCGAAGCTTTCGGGCTCATGAAGGGGCTTTTTAACGGGCTCATCGATATGGTGAAGTCTCTCTGGACGATCCTACAACCCGTAGCCGAGTGGTTCGGGAAAACGCTTCTCGAGTCACTTAAGGACACGCTTAAAGCAATCACCGGAATATTTGGCGTCATGGCGTCGGGCTTTAAGCTCGTTGATAAAGGGATCGGCATCGCTAAGGACTTCGCCGTTAATTCGCTAGGCATCGGAGGCGATAGCTCCCCGAGCTCGATGCTTGGCGTGATACCAGGACAAAACGATATGCCAGGAGGAGGCGGAAGCAATCCGGTTCAGAACGTGAACGTCACGACGACCGTTACCGTACCAACCGGAACGGATGCCCACATGGTCGGGGACCGCGTGGAGGATGGAATTTCCAAGGCGCTTGATCCTCATATCCGTCAGGCAAACCGATCCTTTGCGCCGGTCGTGGGGCACTGATGGCACTCGTTAATATTTTCACCGACAAGTTACTCGGACGAAAGCGCGGAACGAAGTTCTCGCTCAAAGAGTCACAGCCAGGTCGGCCCATCGCTGATTTCGTCGTCGATGTAACGCTGACCGAGAACTATGATTTCCAGGCCGACGTTACAGAAAATCCGGTCGAAGAAGGTTCTCCAATTACCGATCACATTGATCTAAAGCCCGAATCTTTTACGATCACGGGCGTGATCTCGGACACTCCGCTTGATATAGCGTCGTCAGTTCAGGGCGCGACTACGACGGCTGGTGCCTTAATTGGTAGAAAAATTATCGGGCCACTCGGTGCCTACGCAGGCGTAGCCGCTGGAGCCGTCGCTGGATTAATCGCGAATGAACAGAGAACTCTCGGCGAGCGGAGCTCGAGTCGAACGAAGAACGTGTTCGATCACTTCCGCGATCTACAAGCCAAGCGCGTACCGTTCACCGTCGTCACGGGTCTACGTGAATTCAAAAACATGGTCATCACGTCCTTGACCGTAAACCGTGACTCTAAGTCGGGCCGGTCGTTTAACTTTACCTGCGCGATGAAACAGATTCGGATCGTGCGGAGCCAGGTAATAACGATTCCGAACACCTTCAAGGGTGTGAGTGGTGCGGCACCGAAACAGGATCTCGGGGCCAAGTCTGCCGAACAGGCGACGGGTGATAAAATTACGATCACCGCCCGATTGTTCGATGCCGCTAAAGGCGCCCTCACTGGAGGCAAGTAATGGCGGTCTTAGAAATACCACTTCGGAGCGATATCGAGAGCTACTCTTTTACGACCACGCTCGAGGGACGGCGATACGGGTTTGGATTTCATTTCAACGCTCGAATGGGTAAGTGGATCTTTGATGTGAACCAGGACGACGGCACTCCCATCGTCTCGGGAATCCCGGTCTATGTTGGGACACTCCCGCTTGCGCGCTACCGGAATGAGCTACTCCCGCCCGGCAATATACTTTTCATCGATACGGCAGGGGGAAACGTGGACCCGAGCGAGGATGATCTCGGCTCGCGCGTCTCGATGATGTACATCGACTCGACCGAGGTTATCTGATGGCTAAGGGGTACACCGCATCCACGCTCCTATTCGGTCGGTACGCGGCGGTTAGGATCGGAATCCCGGGCAAGCAGGGCAAGCTTTTAGAGAGCATCTCGCAAGACAATGAAGGCGAGATCGTTCAGGGTATCCGCATGTCTTTTAAAATCGAGAAGACTTCGGAAGCGTCGCCGAACAAGGCTCAGATCGATTTGTACAATATCAGCCCGAATACGATCGAACTCCTTCACACCAAAGGGGTCGCAATCGGGCTTGAGGTCGGTTACGGGATTATCGGGGGCGCAAAGCCAGTAGCTAAACTCGTATTCTCTGGCGATGTCTTTAAGTGCGTCACCCTAAAAAAGGGCGCCGACTACGTTACGACGATCGAGAATGGGGATGGGTTAAACGCGTTTCAAAACTCAAACGTCAACGCGTCGTTCGCGCCCGGCACGCCGGTTAAATCAGTCATCGAGCAGGTCGTGGGGAATTTTGGCGGCTTGGGCGTGGGCGAGGTGAACTTAGGTGACGCGGCTTCATCTCAGTTCGTAAACGGGTTCACGGCTTCCGGCTCTGCGCGCGATACTATGGATCAGCTTGCGGGTAAGACCGGCACTGAGTGGTCGGTTCAAAACGGATTAGTCCAGGTTCTCCCCGTTAACTCATTCACGTCGTTCCCCCCGGTCCTACTGCAATCGGTAGCAGACGAGCGAGGCGGTGAGCCTATTAACACGGGCCTGATTGGTAGTCCGACGCTGTCCGGGTTTTCACACTCGAAGGAAAAGAAGTTTCACGGCGTCGAGTTCAAGGCGCTTCTAAATCCGGAGCTCGCACCGGGTCGGCGGGTACATATCAAGAGCAAGAACGACAAGGTATTCGGGACGTTTGTCGTCCGCAAGGTCACCCACAATGGTGATACGCGCACGGGGCCATGGTTTAGTGAGTGTGAGGGGGCTGCGCCATGACCGCTTACCGCGAGAACGACACCCCAACGCTTGAGCAATTAATCCGTAACGCGATGGAGTCGCGCATTACCGAGCTCCACACGGCGCTCCCAGGCAAAATTCTTTCCTACGACCCGGCTAAGCAGCTCGCAAGCGTTCAGCCTAGCCTTCAGAGAAAATACGTTTCGGGCGAGTCAGTAATGATCCCCGTGTTAAATAACGTCCCGGTCATTCATCCGAGGTCGGGCAAATCGATCGTTCATATCCCGGTCGCGCCGGGCGATCAGGTACTTCTCGTATTCATCGAACGATCGATGGATATCTGGAAAACTCAGGGCGGTACTCCGACGCCCGACGACCCGAGAAAGCACCAGTATTCGGATGCGGTCGCGATTCCGGGTCTATACCCGTTTAGCTCGCCGATCACGGTGCCAAACCCGTCCGCACTTACGATCCTAAATGACAAGGCTAGGCTCGAAGTAAAAACAGATTCGATCGTGTTTACTGGTCCGGGCGGAGAAATAAATTTCAGTCCTGATGGGACTTTCAAGGTCATGAGCACGAAGGGCGTCGAGCTGGTCGATTTGCTGACCCGACTTATCCAGGCGATAATCGACGCAAGAACCGAAACGCTCCTGGGTCCGATGCCGCTTATTAATGTCGGCGCCGATGCTTTCCCTGCGCTCCTTTCGCTTCTGAATAAATTGAAAGGCTGAGAATGGCGACCGACAATTCGAGATTAGGAAATGCGATAGTAACCGCGCTTCAGGGCGCTGGGTACTACCCGTCTACTGATAGCTCGAAAGTTCAGCGCTCAATCGCCGAGTGGTCAGTCATTGCCGGTGCAATTCTGAGCGAGATCACCTCAAATATGGATATCGATTTGTCTTCCGGCGATATCAAAGTGGATCCGGGAACTTTTATGGATAGTGTGCATGGCCCGGTCACCGGAATCGGCCTCATTGAAGTTTCAACGTTGTCTGGAAAATTGCGATGAGCGACATCGCACTAGATGCCACGGGTGACCTCCTTATAACGGATGGCGCTCTTTCGCTCGTAGACGGCGCAGACGCCGTTACGCAGCTTCTCTCGCAGAGCTATAAGTTCTTCGCGGGGGAGTGGTTCTTGGACGTGGACCTCGGAATTCCTTATTTCGAAAAAGTATTCACGAAAAATCCCGATCCCGTCGTGCTCGATACTATTTTTAAAAGGGTGGCTCTCAACACGCCCGGAATTTTATCGCTCGATAGCTTTGGATTTCAGTTCGATTCGAAAATGCGTTCGCTCACGATTCGCCTCCGGGCAACAAGTACGGACGGGCCGGTTGAGTTTAACAGCGGGGAGCTAGGACCATGAGCGGTTTATCTTCTACGGGCTTTCTCCCGTTATCTCTAAACGACGTTAAGACTCAGATCGAAAACAACTTAAAGAGTAAGCTTGGTCCGCAGATCAACCTGCTCGCGCCCGGCCTCATGGCTACGATCGTCGGCATTATGGCCGAGCGTGAATCCCTGATCTGGGCTGTCGCCGAAGACGTTTACAACTCTCAGTATCCAGACACGGCGTCGGGCACCTCGCTCGATAACGTAGTGGCTTTTAGCGGGATCTCACGGCTTGCGTCCACGCCGTCTCGTTATACTTCCCTTCTCCTATTCGGAACGTCCGGCACGACTGTGCCCGCAGGGACCAAGATTGCGGTGCAGGGTAGCCCGAGCTCTATTTTTAAAACCGATAGCGCAGCGACTTTGACCACGGGAGTGGACGAGGTTCAGAAGATCACCTTCGGATCCGCCGCCGTTTCCGGTTCGTTCGTTTTGACCTTTCGAAACGAGACGATGGCTCCCCTTAGTTTCTCGGCGACGGCTTCGGACATTCAGTCCGAACTAAACGGCTTAAACTCACTCAGCGAGTGCGCGGTGTCCGGGAACGCTTCTAACGGGTTCGTTATTACTTTCGCGGGCGTAAACGGGAAACAGCCTCAACCCCTGATCGCGGTATCCTCAAACACGCTGACCAATTCTTCGAACCTGGCCGTTTCGGTCTCGGTTTCGGAATTAGTTCTAGGCGTTCCCCAGGCGAGCGTTTCGGTCACGGCTACGGTGACGGGTCCGACCGTCGCTCCTGCGAGATCCTTAACCGTGATTACGACGCCTGTGTCTGGCTTAGACCGCGTCCTAAATCAATTCGACGCCGTCGTCGGACGCTCGGTTGAGGATGATTTATCGCTCCGAATCCGTAGAACGAAGACGCTTCAAATCGGTGGATCGGGTACGCGGGACGCGATCCGCTCGAAGCTACTTTCTCAGCCCGGTGTGACTGACGTTTTTATTTTCGAAAACCTTACGCTCATCCCGGATCTTGCCGGTCGTCCACCGAAGTCTTACGAGGTAGTCGTCGCCGGGGGCGTGGACCAGGTCATCACCCAAACGATTTGGAATACAAAGCCAGCCGGTATTCAAACGGACGGTGCCTACGCAGGCGTAGCCGTCGATACTCAGGGAGCGAATCAGCCGGTACGGTGGAGCCGTCCTACGGTAGTGCCGATCTATCTCGAGCTCGATATCGTGACGGATTACAACTACCCGCAAAACGGAGACGCTCTCGCGGTCGCGGCTATTCTTGCTTACGGCGCCGCGCTTCGTATCGGGCAATCGATCTATGTAACTCCGCAGCTCGTAAGCTCGCTCGACGAGATTCCCGGAATTATAGGGATCACGGTTAAGATCGGAACGACCCCTGGCCCTGGGATCGCATCGAGCGTTGCGATTGCCATTGCTCAGATCGCGTCTTTCGATACGTCTAGGATCGTGGTTCATAGCGTATGAGTTACATCGCGACCCACGTCATAGACGCAGAGGGCAGACTCCTCGAGCAGTATAAAGATAAGCCGAACATCAAGGCTTTGATTGATTCGCTCGTCGCACCGATTCAGACGCTCGAGGACGCGTTCGATGACCTAAATAATAAACGAGGTATCGCGGGTGCGGTCGGCGTTCAACTCGACCGGCTCGGCGACATCGTTGGCGTCACGCGCGATGGTTTGAGCGACGAGCCGTACCGGACCCGTATCCGAATCCGAGTGATTCAGAATCTTTCACAGGGTGAACCTGATCGACTGATTCAAGTCTACGGGTCGCTCCTCTCGGCAAGCCTCGTTCTGTATCAGGAAAACTATCCTGCGGGCTCAAACCTCATGGCTAACGCCGACATACCGGATAGCCAGGCGACCGAGATTTATAAGCAGATTCAAGAAATTGCGCCGGTTGGATCGCGTGTCGATTATATCGGATCATTCCCGGCCAAGGCGTTCGCCTTCGCTGGTGGGATTACTCAGTCAGCGGGGTTCGGGTCGATCACTGATCCAAGCGTCGGCGGCGGAATCGGGCGGCTTCATATCCCCGTAGGTATCAAATTCGCATTTAGCGGTGGAAACCCCGATAATCTGGGCTTCGGTGCTTTAGCCGATCCAGTAATGGGCGGACACTTTACAGAGGAATGAGAGGCACAGAATGGCTAAACCAAATTCACATCTAGACTGGACAGTCGGAAACCCAAACTTCGGGACCGTCACCGTCGAACCGACTACGGGAAAGAAAGTCACCGGATGGACTCCGGGCGAAGCGCCGCCGCCCGAGTTCTTTAACTGGCTCTTTTTTAACGCGGATCAATGGGACAAGTATTTTGAGGCGACTACCGACGCGATTAACACGCGCCTGACCACGGTAGAGGGATCTCTTTTCTCTACGAATTTAACTCAGGAATCTATCGGCACGGGAGACGGCGTTCAGACGCAGTTCACGATGTCTCAAGCGCCGTCGAGTCCTACTAATCTGTTCGTTCACGTTAACGGACTGCTCGTAGATAAAACGAGCTACACTGTTTCGGGACGTAACCTCATTTTTAACAGCGGCTCCGTTCCTGACTCCAGCGCTGACGTTATGGTCGTCTATATTATTCAAACCGGGTTTTCCGGACAGACGGTTCAATCCATTGGAACGGGTCAGGTTCAGAAAGTCGAAACCCGAACTCTTACAACTTCCGAGGTCGCGTCGGGTCAACTGACACTTCTTCGCGCTCCGTTCGACGCTACGGCTGTCCTCATCGACGTGATCGAAGACGGGCCGCAGGCTTACGGAACGGATTACTCTGTCTCTGGCAATGTAATCTCGTGGAGCGGCCTTGGAATGGCTCCAGCGGTTGGCGCGGGTTCTATTCTTCGAATACAGTATTTTATCTAACGTAATTTAATCGAAAGAGGTTCAAGGATGAGTTTAGTTCAAAAACGCGGGATTGCCCCGCTTGCAGTCGATGAAACCAAAATTCTTTTAAGCAATAACGCTTACATTCAGGCGCTCAATGCCTCGGCTGTCGCCGCGAACTTAATCAAGTTCAACGCTTCGAACCTTCCTGAGTTTGCCGCCGCTCCCGTTCATCCTGATCCAAGTAGCGCTCAACAGTCTTCAACGAAGAACTATACCGATACCGGCCTCGCGCTGAAGGTGAATTCTTCGTTGATCGGAGCCGCAAACGGTATCGCTCCTCTCGACGCTTCCAGTAAAATTCCGACGTCCTACCTTCCCGCCGCAATCCTTGGATCGTTGAACTATAAGGGCACCTTAGACGCCTCCACCGGGATCTATCCGACTAGTCCGGCAAAGGGCGATTATTACGTCATCTCTGTCGCTGGAACGATCAGCGGACATGCGTATTCGATCGGCGACTGGGCGACGTATGACGGCACGCAGTGGGACTATGTCGATAACAGCATTAAGGTTTCCAGCGTCAACGGAAGCACGGGCGCTGTAGTCCTTACGACTACGAACGTCTCCGAAGGCACGAACCTTTATTATACTCAGGCTCGTTTTGATTCTGCGTTTAGCGCTAAATTGACTACGAATTTGAGCGAAGGCACGAACCTTTATTTCACGAGCGCCCGGGCAATCGCCTCGCCGCTTACGGGATATGTTTCGGCCCCAGGTACGGTCTCTGCGACCGATTCCATCCTTCAAGCCATTCAGAAGCTTAACGGAAACATCATTGCGGCTGGATCTGCGGTCACTCGTCAGAAAGAAACGTACACGGTTCTTGCGGCTGACGTCACTGCTCACACCATTACGCTTTTACATGCTCCGTTAGCGAACTCGCTCGTACTCGAAGTGTACGGAGTGATTCAGATCGAAAGTGTTGACTACTCCGTATCTGGATCGGTCGTCACGTTCATCATCAGCGGCGATCTTTACGCTTCCATTCTTGCTGGCGACAAAGCTTACGCGCAATACGCTTACTGATTAGGAGCCTGAGTGAGAGCGACTTCCCGCGGTCTAAATCTAGTTTATCAGGTCGACTCGTTCCTAGGGGACGGGTCGACTACTGGATTTACACTCACTCAGGCACCCTACTCCAGTAGTGAGGCCATGATCTTTATCGACGGCATTTTCCAGAACCCATCCGGTTACTCCATTACGGGAACCGCCCTTAGCTTTACGACCGCGCCCGCCGCATCAACTGACATTCTCGTTCGATATTTGAGGAGCAACTAATCTATGAAAAACCTAATCTCTCAAATCCTCGTATGGACTTTGATCTTCTCGCAGGCTTCTTTCGGAGCGGGGCGGATTCAGGGATCGGACGTTAAGAGTCTTTCTGAAGTTGGGGCGGTCTCCTCCCGCCTGATCCCGACCGATAAGATTTTCGACATAACGAACCTTCAGCAACTCTCGACTTCAATTTCGGGTGGGGCAATCGGAGGAAGCGGCGGGTCCGGAGTAAACCTCATTTCTTCGTCGTCGGGAGCTTCGACCGGAGCATGGGCGGCATACCAGAATACGGCGCAATCTACGCCCGTCACCGCTACGGGCGGCGCTCCATTTTCGACCTTCGCAGCATCTGCGGATCCGACTGTAATCGGGCCGAACAATTTCCTTTGGACCAAGGGCGCGGCAAACCGCCAAGGCGAAGGATTCTCTTATCCGTTCTCGGTCGATCCTGGTTACCGGACGCGGGTACTGAGCATTGATTTTTATTACCTCATTGCTTCGGGAACTTACGTTTCGGGAGACATGTCCGGGTACATCGTCGACGTAACCAATTCGACCGTAATTCAGCCGACCGGATGTTCTCTGATCTACGTCGTCGGAGTCGCAAAACAACACTGTGAATTTCAAACGAGTTCTACTGGAAGCTCGTATCGATTCGCCATGCACGTCGCATCGACGTCAGCTAACGCGTACAGCATTCGCTTTGACGAGTTCTCGATTTCTCCAAACTCCGCTAATGCTGGGGGGATTGTTACGGCCAACCAGGCTTACGCTCCTACCTTCACCGGGGTTGGAACTCCTACCAACGTCGCTCTCCAGTATTGCCGTGTCGGCGACACGCTCCAGGTCTTCGGTTCCTTGACTACGGGAACAAGCTCAGGCGTTCTTGCTTCGATCACGCTGCCGACCGGATTAGTGATTGATACGACGAAGGTCACCCTTCTAAATACGACAGCCGCCCCAGGAACAATGGTAGGGCAATGGTCTTCGAACCCTACGGGTAATTTCGGATCTTTAGTCGTCGCTCCGGGTACTTCTACTTCGCTTATTTACTTCGGAGCCAATGGCTCCGGACAACTTACTCCGATGCTCGGTAGTACGGGCATCCCAAGTTCAACTGTACTTTCGGTGAACTTCTCCGTCCCAATTCAAGGCTGGGGCGTCACTCAAGTTCTCAGC